TTAGAAATACCTATGGGTAGCTTTATTCCCGAATCTATGAAAGCTAAGTGTTGCTTCCAAATCTGGACAAGACATTCTACTCCTCGAATACCTGTAGTTCTGGACTTGACACACAAGGACTTTGAAGTGTTAAGCTACAAAACAGTTGACGGTAAAGTAGTTGCTCCTGATAACATTGACTTCGCAGTAAGAGCTTACGGAGGGAATTGTGGACAAATATCAATGGACATAGATACTTTAGCTCCTAAAAGCTGGCACTTTATACGCGGCAATAATCCAGAAATACTAATAGATAGATTTGAAACATTAGATTACTATCCCTTGGCTTCTTGGACCGCTCGACAGGATAGCATAGGTAAAGCAGATTTAATCTATTTATATTCTCAAAAGTTTCCATAAAGGAAGGAGCTCGAGATACAAAAAATATCTCTTGACAAAAATGTTAAAATTTAGATATAATATACATTCAGAAATCGGAGAAATCAAATGAAAAAAAGTATTTTTTTCTTCCTCACACTCCTCGTTGAGTGTTCCCCCGCACCTGCTACTTTGATACTTGTGCTTTAGATGGGATACCGATTCTACCAACAACAACTAGATTATCTGGGCGACTGTCCAGGAAATCCTAACCCAATAAAAAGGAGGACACGAAAAGTGCCTTGGACAGACGAAATGAAAGCAGAAGCCGTCGAAAGTTATGAGATGGCAAATCCTACTCCAGAAACTTCTATGGAGATTGTAAAACAAATTGCGAACGATATGGGAGAGTCTCCCAATGGTGTTCGTATGATTCTAACAAAAGCAGGAGTATATGTGAAGAAGACTCCCGCAAAAAGCAATGGTGGCGGTACTAGCACAAGTACTCGTGTATCCAAAGCTGCTGCAGTTGAAGACCTTACTGCCGCAATCACCGACATGGGAGGCACAGTCGACGAAGATATTGTCGGAAAACTTACTGGAAAAGCTGCAATGTATTTTGCAGGTTTACTCAGAAGCAACTAAATAATAGGTGAAAGTCCTCGGGAACGGTTTTCCCGAGGCAATTTAGTACCTTAGAGAACGTAATGATGATTACACAACTACTAAGGACTAATCGTGACAAAAGAAGAACTAGCCAAACTTGTAGACGAGTATGGCGATGCGATCATAACATATCGCAGTGAAAAAAGTAAAAAACTAAAGTATAATGTTTGTACATTAGATTTTTCTACTCCGTATATTCAGAAAAAGAAAACAAGAACAAAAGAAAGTAAAGACACGTTGTTATTGTTTTGTTGGGATACGGACTCTTATCGTCTATTAAAACCCAAGAATATCACGACAGTTGTACCTCTTGCCTCTGTGCTTAAAAATGACAGAGGTATGTAATGGAACTATACAAAGCACCAGAAGCATACTCACGTGTTATACACTATGATCCAGTAAAAGAAGTACAAGTGCGACTTACAATCAACACTTTTCGAGAAATAGAATACTTACACTTACGAAAGTATTACCTCGACTTTGACGAAGAATGGAAACCTACACCAGAAGGCATAGCAATGCCAATCGACTTTGAAAATTCAAGAGAACTTTTTTCTGGATTAGTAGAAATACTCTCACTCGCAGAAAGTAAAGCTGTAATAGAAGAACACTTCTCGGATCTTATTCAGGATCTCTATAAATAATTCTTGACAATTAAGTTAAAATTTCGTATAATATCTTATAAAATTAAAAAAGGATAAATATGAAAAATTTTCTTGAACATGCATCTCGTAAATATTATGAAGGCGATCCTATCATCTCAGACGAAGAGTTTGATGCACTTGCAAAAGAGTGGAACTTTAAGTCTGTTGGTTATAGCGTAACTGATGCATATCCTCATGTATACCGTATGTATTCTCTACAAAAATACTCGCCCGAAGAAGCACCCTCTGACAGAACAGGCTGGATAAGAACTGTGAAGTTAGATGGTGCAGCTATATCATTGACATATCACAATGCAAAACTGCTTAGTGTTTTAACTCGTGGCGATGGAAAAGAAGGTAAAGATGTTACACACCTTTTTCGTGGAAGCAACCTTGAATATAATATATTTTCTGATGGTTTCTATCAGATTACAGGTGAACTCGTTGCTCCAAAAACAATAAAGAATGCACGAAACTACGCTGCGGGTGCACTTGGTCTCAAAGATCAGCATGAATATTGGAATAGAAAGCTGACATTTTTTCCGTATGATGTACAAAGTCCTGGGCTAAAACATTGTAAGTTTTGGACAGATCGCCTTGATTGGTTGAATAATCTTGGATTTTATGACATACGAGCAGAAGGATTAGAAGATAAGTTTCCAACCGATGGAGAAGTTTGGAGAATCAATAGTCTTCGAGACTATTACAAACTCGGACATACTTCTCACCATCCAAGAGGTGCTTTTGCAATCAAAGAAGAACAAAAACCTGTAGTTACAACTCTAAGAAAAGTTACATGGCAACTTGGTAAATCAGGAGTTGTAAGTCCTGTAGGTCACTTCGATCCAATAAAAATTGGTCACGCAATCATCAGTAAAGCAACTCTGCACAACATAGAGTACATTCGAAATCTAGGACTTGAAATTGATTGTAAAATTGGGGTAATACGTAGTGGAGAAATTATACCTAGAATTGTTGGCAGGTATAACTAACAAAAAAATAATTCTTGACAGAAAAGGTGAAAGTCTGTATAATATGGTATACACAATCGGAGAAAGAAGAATGGAATATGTAATCTATCCGCCAAATGAATGTCCTTGTTGTGACAGTATTTTGGAGAATAGAAACGGTATACTTTATTGTGTAAACAGTAACTGTGTGGAACAGCAACTAAAATTAATTGAAAACTTCGGTTCTAAAATGAAGATAAAAGGACTTGGTCCTTCCACAGTACGTAAGCTAGGTATCACTCAAATACATGAATTATATGAGCTGACATTAGAAGAAATCATAGAACTATTAGAATCAGAAAAACTTGCAACTAAACTATTTGAGGAGATCACTAAATCCCATGACGCACCCCTTAATCTTTTCCTCCCAGCATTGGGCATCCCCCTTATTGGCAATACCGTCACCAACAAGCTTGCTTGCGTGTGCAGTACTCTTGCTGATATTACTGTGGATAGATGCGAACTAGCAGGGATTGGACCAAAAACAAGAACGTCATTGCTTGCTTGGAAAAACAGTTTTAATTCTAGTTTATTTCCACAGGATATGAAATTTACAAAACAAACTAAACAGACTACCCTCGGAGTTGTTTGTATTACTGGAAAGTTGACAAGCTATAAAACAAAAGCAGAAGCAACTAAAGTATTAAACGAACTGGGGTATGACGTAAAAAGCACTGTAACAAAAGATGTCACAATTCTAGTCAATGAGAGTGGCATTGAATCTGCGAAAGTAAAGAAAGCTCGCGCATCTGGCGTTACAATCATAACTACACTCTCAGATTTAATTGGAGACTGATATGCCATTACCAAAATGGACTGACGAGCGAACCGACGCGCTTACTAATTTTGTCGGAGATGAGACACCTGTCTCACAAGGCACTGTAGCAGAAGCTGCAACAGAGCTAGATACAACTACTCGTTCTATTTCGAGCAAGTTGAGAAAAATGGGATATGAAGTAGAGCTTGCATCTGCAACTTCTTCACGATCCTTCACACCTGAGCAAGAAGCAATTCTTGAAGCATTTGTAACAGAAAACTCAGGTACTTACACTTATGCAGAAATTTCTGAACATTATCAAGATGGTGCATTTTCTGCAAAGTCAATACAAGGCAAGATTCTTTCTATGGAACTTACAGACCATGTTAAGCCTGCTCCAGTCAAGGAGTCAGTAAAAACTTACTCTGCAGAAGAAGAATCAACCTTTATTTCAATGGTCAATGATGGAGCATTTGTAGAAGCTATTGCTGATGCAATGGGACGTTCTGTAAATTCAGTACGCGGTAAGGCACTTAGTCTTCTTCGTTCTGGCGACATTGACGCTATCCCAAGGCAAGAGCATACTAAAACTAATGGCTCTGCAGATCCGTTTGCAGGACTTGAAGTTGCTAGTATGTCAGTAGAAGCAATTGCAGAAGAGATTGGTAAAACTCCTCGAGGTGTTAAAACTATGTTAACTCGACGTGGTTTAGTAGCTGCTGACTATGATGGAGCCGCAAAAGCTGCAAAGGCGGGGTAATAATCCTTGTCCATCAATCACGAAAGTGCCTTAATAAAACAAGTCCTCATGCACCAAGACTTTCAAACTTGGAGCATGACGGACAAGTTTTTATTAGGAGCAGAGTATCACACACTCTATGATGCGATTGACAAACACTGTATAAAGTACCACAAACTTCCTACTATCGAAGAACTGAAGTATGAAATTCAGGACAGCAAAACTCTTGAGCGTCTATTTTTTATAGACACAGTTGAAACTGACGTAGAAGCACCTCTAATACTTGATTATGTCAAGACAAGATATGTACATGACCAGTTACTGGGCAATATGTATAACTATGCTGATACATCAATGTTGCACGAAGATGCAAAAGAAGCCATTGAGAAGTTTTACGAGATTGGTAGAGAAGTAGAAAATAAAATTGATTTACAAGATCCAACAGAGAGTATGCAGAAGATTACTCTACACGAGACAGACGATGATATCAGTAAGTATGTTCCTCTCGGTCTCAATGCAGAGTATGATAGGCATATTCAATTCTCTCCTCTTGACCTAGTAATGGTTGGAGGAAAAAGAGGTGCGGGTAAGTCAATTGTTTCTTGTAATATTGCAACTACTGTATATGAAGCAGGCAAGTCTGCAATCTACTTTACTATAGAAATGGATAGTCGATCAATTCTACAACGGTGCTGTTCAATAGCAACAGGAGTGCCGTACTCTCGCCTGCGCACAAAGAATATTGATAATCTTGAATGGGAAAGAGTTGCAACGTGGTGGGCAGGAAGATTTCTTGATTCACACGATGCACTTCAACGCTATAAAAGGGAGAGAAGCTTTGATAAGTTTCATGATGAAGTATCAAAGCTAGACCTTAAACTAGGTAATCAACTAGATGTAGTATATGACCCTGTTCTTACCATACCAAAAATTCAAGCAGAGCTTGACAAAAAGATAAAGGAAGATGGCAATGTTGGTATTGTTGTTGTTGACTATATCAATCAGGTACGAAGAGGAACAGGGCCTTCCCGTGCGGGACAATATGATTGGACAGAACAAATCGAAGTAAGTAAAGCACTCAAGTCTATGGCACAAGAATATAAAACAACTGTATTTTCTCCATATCCTTCTCTCCTTTTCTT